GTCAACAATCAAAGGCGAAAGGCTTTTAGTTTGATCTTCTGTTGCACCCATCTGCACAAGCAGAGACTGCGCACCAACAATGGCATCAGCATCAGCTGCAGTGACCTTCTGCAAACCTGCAGCAACATCAGTCAAAGCCTTACCATTATTACTGAACGCCTGATCACTGTTCTTGATGGAGTTTTCTAGCTTCTTGACTTCACGATCAGCTTCATCAGATGCCATTGCAAGCTTCGCAAAACCGCCTACAGCAGCAAGGCCACCAAGGGCAACAGCTGAACCAACTGAAACCATTTTGCCTGACACCTTGTCAAGGCCACTAGTGGCTTTGGCCAGATCCTTGTTGGCTGCGTCGCCTAGTTTGTTAAACTCTCGTGCTGCACCAGAAGCATCAGCGCTGATGAGGATTTGCAGTTTTTCAAGAAAAGCCATTTGATACCGCCTCGTTCAGAAGTCGCAAATCCCTAAAGGTCAAGCTTCTGGTTTGGTCTGGGGTCCAGTTGAATTTGAGTGCACACCAGATGATCCATCCGTCTGTGGATCGTCCACCGCTTTTGGGTTTGCACCCTCATAAATCACAGGCAAATCTTCTGGTACTTGCACAAAAATCTGTGTGATGTTTCGCATGGTTATCTCTGCTGGTTCACTACCAGTTTTGGTGCATGCGAGTTTGTAAACAAAGCTTGCAGATTTGGCTGATCTAAAAGGGTGAGACATGACAATGAACCATTGTTCATCACAGTCTTGTTCTAGTTCAACCAAATCTGCCAGCGTGAAGTCAGCCAACCTGACTTGCCCGTTGGCTGTGACGACGGCCCACTCGTCAGCCATATCAGGTACCTACGCTGCTAACAGTTGAAGCAGCTGATCCGGTCCCAGAAATTTCCACTGCACCGCTCACGCTCTGGGTCAAACTCAGGTCGAAGTGTGCTTGGCCGAAGAAATATTGCGCTGTGTTTGAGCTGTCTGGGTACAAATAGAATTTGCGCCCAGCGGGGGTGCTATTGGTAATGCCGTACTGCGAACCTGCAGCAGTGTCCCAGTAGCCCGCAAAGGAAATAGCGCCATCGGGATTTCCCACGACATAAACCTTACTAAGATCGCCGAACGCCGTAACTTCCGTCTTGTCTGTGGTGGAGTCCAAGCCCCACGTGTTGAGGTTTGCAACTGGTGTTGCAGCTGCAGTGCCATTGGCGGAAGCGTCGATATATACACGCCCGCGTTTTCCACTGATCGGATTAGCCATCTGTTTCTTCTTTCACTAGGCCACACGCTGCAAGCAGAGTGTGGGCATTATTTGGAAACGTACGATCAGTGACCACACGTTTTGCCTGTTGTGCAGCAATTTGCCGCTCAACTGGATTTGCAAGCGCCCAGCGGATTAGTTCGCCAAGCTCTTCAGGGCTTTCAAAAGTAGGGAGCATAGGGAATAGCTCATCTGATTCCCCACGAGACTGACGAGCAAACCAGGTGCCAGATGCTGCTAGTTCAATTTCTCGTGGACCAACAGACCACCCATCAGCCCCATCAACCACATCACCATTGGTTTCAGTTCTGTATAGGTTGAAACTGGTTTTTGCGCCACGGTACAAGTGTGCGGTCTGGTCGTTATCTATGCAATCTTCAAGGTCATGCACAACATGTTCAGCAATGCTGGCTGGTGTGTTCTGCCAGTTACCAGCAAGAGCAAGGTCAATGCCATCAAAGTTGCAGCGTTCTAAGAATGCAACCCTGCTTGGGTAACCAGTACCAACAAACACACAATCAGACTGGTAGTCATCATGTGCTTCACCCTCGTAGTGAACTGCTGGCCTGTAAGCGTGCGGAGTGTAAACCGCTGTTGTCAGCTGCGAATACTGGTTGATGTTGGTTGGGTCGTTCAAAGCCACCACATCAAAGTGTGGTGCAATCAACAACTGGCGGCTTTCCTCATAAGGTGATTCTGTCATCACACAAGCTGTTTTGATACCACGACCACGACAAACTTCTAAGAACTGTGGATCAACAGTGAACCCGCTGACAAACACAATGACTTGTGGCCACCAATACAACACTGATTGTGGCAATCCACTAATAGCGAAACTGTACACATCTCTGGTTGTGGGGAAAGCTTTGATGTAGGTGCCATCATCCATGCCAAGGTGGGCAACGCTGCCCCATGTGAGACGATCACCAAGATTGTATTGCTGAACCTCGTGACCTAGTTCTGTGAACCCTTCACACCAACCATCAAACACATCTTGCACACTGAAGTTGGGGCCAGGGTGAACAACAAGGATACGCACTCAGAAAACCTTGCCCAACGCTTCAACCTGTTTCCGCTTGTATGCACCAACAGCACTAGGTGTGCCAGCCTTGATTCCATTGGACCAAGCTTTTTTGCCTTTGGTGCCAGGATGCCTGGTGTATGCAGCAAAATTGCCGTTACCCCACGCCATCACCTTGCGTTTCTTCGCACCCTTGCGAGCACCAGCAAGAGCTTGTGCAGTATCAGCGCCACCCATCAGGGCTGATATCAGGTTGGCACCCTTACGCATCTTTGCTGTAGCACCAGGCACAATAGGGTGAGAGCTTGCACCGTACTCAACAACTTTCCATACACCCATGGGAACAGCCTTGAGAACTGCTTGTGCTTTCCCACCAGTGTTTTCTAGGTCGTAGCGTGCGTTGAGTTTGACACCACCTTTGAAACCAACCTTGGTGCGATCCTTGCCCCAGCGTGACAGTTGCCCATCACCACCAGTAGCAGCCTTGCCTGAAGCAATCACAGCATCCTTGTACGCCAATGCTGCAGCGGTAGTTGCTGCAGTGTTGACCTTTTCCATCTCTTGGCCTGCTTTGATCAGCTTTGCACCAAAGGTTTGTGGTGTTGATGTGCCCATCAGATCATCACCCTGACTGTCAGATCAGCTGCGTAGTAGCCAACATCAGCCACAATAAGTTCACGATATGAACCGTAGGACTCAACAAAGAAGTCCATGCCTGGTGCATCTGCTTCTTCAATAGCTGTGATTGCCGAGCTGGGGTCATCAGCATCAAGGAGCTGGTCCAACCCTGCCATCTGATCAACACTTCTGCGTGACACCATGGCAATCACATCAACAGTGATTTCACGTTTGCCATCAAACGTCAGTGGCCTGACGTTAAACCCGCTGATCATCACACACGGAACTGCCACATTGTCTGGTGGGTACCGGTACACATTCAGACCAGGCACATCACTAATTGCTTGGGCTAGTGCTTCCCTGATTTCACCATTGCTCACAGTGCTGCTCATGCGATACCAAAACTCTGTGCATGTTTGTATGGTGCAAGAAAGTCCATTGCCCTTGGTGGCAGTGACTTGCCCACACGCATCACACCGTATTCACCAAAGCCTGCAACACCCAGTGGGGATTCTTGCATCTTGGCAATCTCTGCAACCATGATTCTGCACGCCTGTTTCACTTCAAATGGGACTTTGGGCCAGCCCCACACACCAGTGATTTCCACCGTGTTCTGTCTCATGTTGAAGGTTGGCACTGGCCACTGCACACCACCAAGCAACTGAAGTGATGTGAATGGTTCTGATGCTTGTGGTGCGTTGTATGGCAACAGCTGGTATGCGGTGGATGGGATGGTGGTGGAGTAGACACCAGCGCCTGTGGGATCAGTCTTTAGTGTGGTGACGCTCACCAGATCGTTGAATGACCCGAAGGTCAGGCTGTAGATGTCATCTGTTGCAAAGGTGCGTGCTTCTGTGGTCTGGAAAAACTCGCGTTCACAGTAGCGGTCAATCTTTCTTGACACAGCCTCAACCACATCATCAAGTAAGGATGTGTCTTGCACGAGGTTCTGCCCCACATAGGCCACAGCTTCAGCTTGTGTGAGATAACCATTGGTAATTGTCATGCGTTCATCTCCATGCTGCAGCCCTCACATCATCACCCTGCACATCAATCACATGCTTTGCAAAGTTGCGTGTGAGGATTGTGGAAAGGTGGTCTGGGTCCACATTGCTGTAGTACTCATCTTCTTGAAGTGGGCCACCATCAGCAGCACTGTGTGGTGTGCGCTCGTAGCAGGCTGCTGTGAATACCAGCAAGCCTGTTCTGTGGTCCAAAAGGTTTTTCAGGTGGGCTATGTGTAGTGGCCAATCAGGTGTGTGCTCAGCAACCTCAAGATGCAACGCAACATCAAATGGTTGTGCGTTGCCGTAATCGAGAACATCGCCAACCCATGTGACACCAGGTGCATCCACAAGGTCAACAACTTCAAGTGTTGCGTTCTCAAAAAGGTAACTCGGTGAACCGTTTATATCCCTGCCGCCACAATCCAGAACAGTGCAAGGCCCAGAAGGTACCCACCTTTGGACCCATTCAAGCACTGCATGGTGCATCAGATCACCTCAGGTTTCCGCCACCAGAAGAAGTGTGCAATCAAGATCAATGGTAGCCACTGGACTGGTAGCACTTGTGCTGCAGCAATGGCCATCACAGGCCCAGCAGCAGTGTGCAGAAGTCTCACAGTGTCAGTTGCCACCAACAGTTGCCCATACGCAATCAGGAGTATCAGAAGTGTTTGCCAAGAAGGATGATACAAAGCTGCGAGTGTTGCGCCCCATGGGGCAACCATCAGCCATGCGTCACGCCAGCGCCCATGGTGAGCTTCCATAGCAGTCTTGAAAGGATGTTCATGCACTCTGCGCAACAAGGGTTGTGCGGTCACCTGATCAAGCTGTGGTTTGCGTACAAACCAGACAACTGCAGGCACTACCAAACCCACCAGCATGACGGGATGCCAAGCCCAGACAGCAGCGAACACTGGTGCTGTTTCTTTGATTGAAGCGGCAACCAGAATCAGCAGTACTGCTACAGGCCAAAGGCCATGTTCAAAGCAGGCAACAGCCATGATGCTGATTGCCATTGCTGGTAAATCAACGCCAACAGGTCGTACTACTTGTGGACCCCACACACCAGGCAGTGCAAGCAACAACACTGCTGCAGCTGCTGCACGTTCCCAACCAAGATCAGCAGACCACCACAACATCCCTGCTGCAGCGATCACCCACGAGGAAACCCATACCGCATACCATCTGCGCAAATCTGTTTTGCAGACAGTAGGCAGCAGCCAACGCAGATTAAATGGGCGTGCTACTGGGACACCACGCCCAGCCAGCAGATACCTAGAGGCATCAGGTCCTAGCATTGTCATCCGTTGTGCGTGGTTCTTCAGGTGGTGTCACACCCATGGTCTTGGTGTCACTGGGCCAGTAAACCCTGCCACCTTTGTGGTGCCCCACATGGGCTGTTGTGTCCACAAAAACCTTGTGGCCTTGGTCACCAGCACGCAAACAAAAACTCACATCTTCGCCTAGCGCCCATTCTGAACCATCATCACCAAACCTGATGTCGAACCCAAACCAACAGTTTGTACTGCCACCACTTTGATCAAACATCTGTTGGATCACTGAGCGGTGGATGAGTAGGCAACCTGTTCCAGTTGCTGTGACTTGCGCAAGCTGGTTTGGTACCCAGTCCAACATCACTTGTGTGATCGTGTTGGGGTTATCAATAAACAGTGTTGGGATCACACCATCTGCTGTGAGGATCACACACAGGGCACCAAGGATTTTCACATCATGTTCAACAGCTCGTGCAACCATCTGATGCATCAGCTCTGGTTTGAAAACCATGTCAGTATCAACAAACCACAACCATTCAGCATCAGTGTTGTTGTGTAAGAACTCGTCACAAATCCTGTTGCGAGCTTTGGCAAGGTTCGCTGTTGCTTCCAGTGCCACATAGTTGTAGAGCAAACGCAGATCAATAGGGTTGGGTGACTCAGGGCAATCAAGTGCTTCCCACACCTGCACTGCTCGTTCACGGTCCCACATATCAAGCTCCCAAAAGGAGCGCATGAACCGTGTGGAAATATCATGGCCTGTTGAAGGGAAAGCCAACAACACTTTGCCAGGGTGATCAAAAGTTTCTTGCATGTTTATCCTTTGGGTTTTCGGGATTGGGTGGTGGTGCAAGCAAGCCCACTGCCTGCACCACCATCACAGATTTGACTAGCTCAGGACCTGTTTGAATCCAGTGCCGACCAAAACCACGCTGCTCTGTACATAGCGCCCAGCTGTAAACGCAGAGTAGCCATATACAACCATGGTCACGTTGAGCGAAGCTGCAGCAACCTCGTTTAGGGTAAGACCCACCGGAGCCGACGCATCTTCCATGAGCAAAACATCCTGCCTTCTCGTGATGATCACGCGATCCTCATCAGTGCTTGCACCAAGAATGATTGGCACACCAGCATCAGTGACAACTGGAACACCAGCAATGGAACCAACAGGAGCATAGCCAGCTGCAACACCAGCACCAACAGAGTTGAAGGAGTTGTAGCCCTCAATGGCAACGAGTGGGCGCAGTGAAGAATCAGACTGGGCGCATAGCCAAGCCCAACGCCGTGGGTGCATGACAATCAGGTCTGCTGCTGCGTATCGTGCAGCGTTGACCTTGCCAATGCCATTGTGGATTGCTGCCACGAAAGACGCGCCAGTAGTACCAATCCAGCCAGCGGTGGAAACGCTTGTGGTGTTCAGGATTCCGAAGTGGCCACCAGCAGTTCCATCACCACTGATGGCGCTGATGTTGACCTTGGTCGCGTACTGCTGATACAAATCGGCCAACAAAATCTGGCCGATGCCGGTTCCACGATCGATTGACTGGCGGGACACAACCTGCTGGCCAGCAAACGTGCGCACTGGAACAGTCAGATCAGATTCCGTGAAGGTCTGATTCTCAACAGCCACACCCTGTGTGGTTTGTGCAGCAACACCAGTTGTGGTTGCACCACGAGGAATGGTGATTGTCATACCATTCTCCGGCAACGGCACCTTGGTAATTGCTTCAAGGAAAGGCCGACCAGATGCAAGCGTTGCAGCGAACTGATCAGTCATGTACTGGGGGACTACCAAGCCGCCGAAATTTCCTGTCGTGCTGCGGTAATTGATAAGGCTTTCATCACGGCTGCGTGCAAGACGATCAGCAGCAGCAGCATCATTGTTGAACCTGGCTGCAACAGCATCCGCAAGGAAGTTGTGCTCACCATCTTGGCGGTAGGTCTGCTCTTCTGAAACAACTTTGATATTCATTGGGATCACTTCTTTTCTGGCTTCTGCAGCCTTCTCGGATCGGGATGCAAGATCAACAAGATCAGATTCACGCGCCTGAAGGGCTGTGA